TTGGAATAATATTGGTCTGAAATTAGATGGAGATACTGGTCCGTAAGTTCCACAGTTTTCACTACTAATACTTCTATCAAATGTACCTGTTGTATTAAAGATTGCAGGGTCTTGACAAGGGTCTACACATACGTAGGTATTATCTGTTCCTGAACTATATGGTTTAGTAACTTGCTGAGTAATTCCTTCACAATCTACATATGAGAACGAACATCCTGCTTGACTTCTACATCTTTCTATCAACCATTGGTCACATGTAGTATCTAAACATTGTGATGATAATATTTCAGAACCATAAACACCATCGCAATACCAACTAAGTTCTTTTGTATTAGTATTATATCCAACTTGAGTAATGTGCCAACCAACAGATGGTCCATTATTACCTGAGTTAGGAACTAATGTTTTTTCTACCCCACCTGCTTTAAATACTACGGATGATGTATAAGAACTATCACCAGCATATAAACCAAAGTTACCATTGATATCACTAAATAACGGTGCTAATCCATTTTCATAAGTAATGTTTTGTCCATACCATGATACCAATAAAGTAAATTCATCAGAACCTGTAAATGGAGTTGTATTCCAATCAATAGAAGTACTTTCTGCCGAATCTGTTACTACGAAATATCCATCATCTGGTCTACCTGGTCCTGCAGGTTCGTATGTAAATCCATTTACAGTTTCTATGGTTGCATTGTGGAAGTTTTCTGATACATCATATAAAATATCACCAGTACCGTTATAAGATGCAGTAAATGCAATATCAATCAATGAGAATAATGATGATGATACAGGTATTGACCCACTAACCGGTTGTTTAGTTGGTGTATTATTATCAGAAGCATATCTTCCTTTTTGAGAATCATACAATGAAGTGATACCTTCTTGAGATAATTCGTAATTTCTCAAACCATATTCACCAACTCTTATACTTGAACCTTCTTGTCCAACAGTATAGAATGGGTTGTTAATAGTATCAGGTACTGTTTCAATAGAAGCAGATGAGGTTAGTTGTCCATCAATATAATAGTAAAATTCTTTATTATCAAAATCCCAAGTAACTAAATGTTGATGCCAAAGAGTTTCATCATAAGTTGGTATTGGTTTTGTTTCTGTAATAGTTACACCATCTTTATATTCACCAAATGAACCTGTATCTAAATTAGCTACGATAGAAACACTATCACTACCTGAATCATTGATTTGGAATAAATTATTTAATGATGAGGTTAAGAACCCTCTTGTCCATATATATTGTGTCAATCCTTGTATATCCCAATCAAAGTTAGTTGGTACTTGTGATGAGGTTACATATGCAGAACCTGTTTCTGATGTTGGTACTACATAATCAAATGAAGCAGATGGATAAGGGTATCCATAAAATCTACCATGAGATGCTAAGAAGTTTTGATATATTTCATTAGAATCTAATGCTTTATCATACATTCTAACAATACCAAATGAACCAAAAGTAGAATAAGGACCTTCGGTATTCTGTGCATCATCTTTATATCCAATTAGTAAAGAAGATGAAATAAAATCATCTGTTATATTTTCAGATAACACATTACTTGATGTGATGTTGTTAACACTTAATAATAAGTTATTAGTATTATCTTTAGTAATTACAACATGGTGGTATTCATCTGGTGTATAACTTCCACTTAATGTACTACCACCTGCAGTATTTGTTAACCGAAATTCTGTACTTCCTTCAGTTTTTAGTTTTATATTTTCTGTTAATCCTGTAAAGGTTAACCAATCACGACCAAACAGTTTATTAGCAGGTTTAACCCACATCTCGATACTAATTTCATCTGATAAACTAAAATCATATGTTAAACTTCCTGTGAAATATTCTGCATATGGTGCAACTGCTTGAACTGAAGGACTTGGTCTTTCAACACCTAACATCTGTAAAGAACCGGTACCATCGTAGGTAATAGCTTTAAGAGAACTACCTGATTGTGGATATATTATATCTGCAACATTATAAAACTCTGATGTACCGTTATTATAAACAACTCCATGTTCTAACACATATGAACCTGTTAAAGATATAAGTTCTTGACTAAATGGGTCATATATTGTATCAGAATCATTGATATCCCAATTAGCAACTAAACTTGAACTTACGTAACTACCTGGATTATATGTAAAACAAGTAGTACTTGGGAACGTAATAGTTACAGAACCATGTCCACCATCACCTGCTTTTATTTTATTATAAGGTTCTTGTACAATTACAGTAAGTTCTCCTGAACCACCTCCTCCAGTACTGTTTTCACCATTTTGTTGTCTATCACTATATACACTACCACCTTCTAAACCACCACCAAAGTAAAATGCTTGTGAAGTAATTTCATCTCCTCCATATCCTAATCCACCTCCACCAATTCTAAATGGTACAACATCTTGGTCTTTATCTGTGAATGCAGAACTACTCCATGGTATAATATTCCAAAATGATAATCCATTACCACCAGCACCATCTGGTTCATTTAAACCATTTGCAACAGCACCACCTCCACCGCCTCCAATACTTGTAGAACCGGTACCTCCATTAAATCCATTACCAGAATCTCCACCCATTAAATTAAAAGGAGGAGTATCTGGATAATAACCACCTTCACCATTAGAACCAGTTACATCATATATATAAAATTTACTATCTTGTCCATCATTACCATTTCTGAATATGGTTGCTCCTTCAGAGTAACCACCATCTCCTCCATGTCCAACTTGAACTGTATATGGTGTTAATCTTTTTGCAAGAGTTACTCCTCTTTTAATTTCATATCCACCTGCACCACCTGCACCACCACCAACTGGTGAACTATCTTTAATAGAACCTCCACCACCTCCACCTATGGAAAGTACTATTGCATCTTTGGTAACACCTTGTGTGATATTAAACTGATAGAGTGAAGCAGTATTGTAGGCACTTAAATCAGATGCTGTAAAGTGATGGTATGTCCACATATAAGGTCCAATGGGCATAGACCCACTAACACCTCCATTGGATTCTCCTATAACACAAACATCTCCTTTTGTAAAAAATAATGGGGTAAATTGCATATTCTATATATTAATCAAATCCGTTAGCCGCAACTCCGTATAGAGTATTGGTATCAAAAGTTACAAATGTAATCACATCTTCAGTATTAAACCCTGATGCTTCATATTGATATCCTTGTGGAAATTTAATACTTCCTGTATCAATTATGATAGTTGAACTTAATGTATTATTTACTCTTACAACCACAGTTTGTCCTGCATTGATATTGGTAGCAGTTAAGTAAGTATCTGTACCACATCCGAATGAGAAGAAGTTACCTAATGAACAATCTAAACTTGCAGTATTATTAACAAGAGTTACATCAACTACTCCACCTTGTACAAATCCGTTAATAGTTTGGCTTCCATTAAATACATTTGAACCAGTAGTTGCATAAGAACCTGTAAAGGATGTTAAATCATCTATACGAACCGTTTGATTAGTATCAGTTGTTGCGATTGAAGAACTTAAATTAGTTATTCTCGTATCGTTAGATGAACTAAAACTAACGAACTCAACCTCAGATACAAAACTATCATCTAAACTCGTTGAGAAGTTCTCTAAATCTGTTATACGAGTATCTGTTGATTGAGTATAAGTGTTAAAATCAGTTAAAGTAGTATATCCTAAGAATAATGAAGAACTAAACTCTTCTTGAGCAGTCATTCTTTCATCAATACTTGTAGAGAATGGTAAGAATACTGAACTAGTCCAAGAGTTATCTAACTTAGTATTGTAGATATCTTCAACCGATTGAGTATAAGTGTTAAAGTCTGTAATATCTAATTTAGTATTATCTAAATCAATTATCTCACTTGATACTGAAGATGAAAATGGAATATATACTGATGATGTCCAACTTGATTCTAACTTGTTATTAATTCTTGTATCAGTATCAACTAAATTACCTTTAAGATAGTGTTCATTTGGTACATATACAGACCCACTAAAGATTTGTGTATCACTAACCTCATCTCCTAACTGATTAGAACCACTTGAGAAGATGACTGATGAACTTTCTATCGTTGTTACTATTCTACTTACACTTAACGTTCCAACTATCGTTACATCGTTTGTAAACGTGGCATCATCACCATTAACAGTTAATGCTTGTTTAAGTGATGAGGTATAGTTCTGTAAAGAAGCAGTAGCTATTTCAATCAAATCTAATCTTCCATCTTGAGAACCTGTATCTGCTTCTAATTGGTCTAACCTATTATCAACTGATTGTGAGAATTGAGTTACGTTTCCAATACCATTAATGGTAGAAGAAGATATCTCGTTTACTACACTTAGTGAACCTGAAAGAATAGATAATCCAATTGGATTGCCCATCCCATCTTGTAACTCATGATTAGATTGACTTGTTATATCTTTGGTTGAATCAGCAAGGTTTATAATACCTTTGTATGATGCTGATATAAATAAATTACTTAAATTACTCATAGTTGTTTCTTATTATGTGTATTGCCACTTCCTTAATGCTGTTTCTGTACCAATGTCCCACGTTTCAGGTGTTGTATTCCAAATCTTAGGTGATGTCCACAATTCACAATTTTCACAAGTTTCAAAATCCTCGTATGGTATTGCTAATATTGGTAAATTAGAAAAATCCCATGCATCAAAATCATTAACTTCTTTTAATATAGTGAAACATCTTAAATTATCATACGATTCAAAAATACTACTTGGTTTTGAACTTGGTACCCACTTACTTGCAAATACTTGTCCAATTGACCCACTTGTTTCTAATACTGCGTTATATAAATCACCTGTCTCACAATCTTCTATTTGATATCCACTACCACTCGGATTAATCAAAAAAAAAAGACAACGATTTTTATCATTGTGAACCGTGAGTTCAAAGGTTGAACTCCAACCCACGAGACCGTTATTAAAACGGTCTAAGAAGGGGGTACAATCAATATCCCCATTTATTTCAAACCCATCCACACTCTTTTGTGTATAACTCGTTAAATCGTTTATAATAGAAAGAGTATTCGCATGAATATCAACTGCTTCATCTAATCCATAAAAAGGAATATCTTGTTTATTATCAGTACCATTACTTTCATTTGCAAGTAACTCATTCTTATCAGCAACTATTATCTGAATTGTGTAATCAGTTGTCTTAGTTCCAAAGGTTGCGTTCTGAATCATGATGTTAGACATCGGATAGGTTGGAAATTCCACCCCATCAATTGAAAACACATCACCTTGAGTAACGTGATTGATACTCGGATGATTCTTCATTATAGTTCTAAAGTAATTTAAAACATTATAATATAATGAGAAGTTAGTTCCACTTTTATTTACTATTTGTTGAGTAGCCATATCTTATAATTCTATACCTCCGAAGTATTGGTTAGTTTGGTCAGGATATATCTGTGTAGCATTTCCTACCGATGCTAAATACTCAGGAATCTGTGATGAATAAGCAACTAAGTAATCTTGTAATCTCGTTGCGTAGTAATCTGCATTGTTAAGTGCTTTACCTAATAGATAATCTATTTCGTTCTTACCAGGTTGAACTGATTGTTCTGATATCTGTTTAACTGCTCCGTTAGATTTAAACGTTATAGCTGAGAATGGAATATACTCAACACAAGAATACCAAATCAAAGTTGGTTTGATATAATCATTTACTAAATCAACATAGATACCTGTAAAAGGTGTCTGTGATTCTATATCATCTTGAAGTTTGTTATATAGAACCGTTCCAATTAAGTTTAAGATATATTTCTCTTGTGCCGTTCTAACGAAAGGTAAGAGTGCATCCGCATCAATTGCTCCTCCTAATGGAGTGTTCTTGATAATATCGTTTCGTGTTATTAATAATCCAAATGCCATAATTAATCTTTTATATATTCTGTATCAAATTCTTTATCAAACCCAAAATCAGAGAATCTGATATGTTTAGTTTCTTTAGAGAATTCTTGAGAAAGGTTTTCATCAGTTGTGTTATCGTTTTCCATTGATTCGTTAACATCATCTTCTACTTCATTAATAGTTGAATCAGTATCTTCTGCAGTATCACTCAAGATAACTAATGGAGTAAGTTGTTCAAAGTATAAATCCTTTTTACCAATACCACCTTCAATGAATGCTTTATTGATTGCATCTAATAGAATAGATTGGAATGGTTGGATTGTCATTGTCATCATAATAGAATATGCTGTTTTCATTTCTTCTGCTTGAGAAGAGAATCCATTTGATGCAGTTCTGATACCAAACAATAAAGGAGAAACGATTCGGTGTGCAACCAAGATTCTATCTTGTGCATATTCAGCAACGTAAGTGTATTTCTCATGGAGGTTTTCCATTGGAATAACATCTACTGTTGGTTTAGTTAATGGGTCATCGTTAAATGATACCATGAACCTACCTGCGTTACGAGTTCCACTAAACTTGTTTTCTAATAGATTTTCTATCGTCTGTCTTTCTTCCGGTGCAGGAACTCCATTGTTAAAGTTCACCATTGCAACTGGTAAGAAACCATTCTCAATATTGTTGAGGTGTAAGTTACTTAACTCTGCTTCTGAGAAAGAGAATTGTAATGCAGATATCCAATCAGGTAATGAGTAATAGAATCTATTAGGTTCGTACTCTTTAACATAAAGAATCTCCATCTCTTCTTTAGATGTACCGAATGCAGGAATAGTAATCTTTTCTCTTTGTTTTCTTGTATCATCCCAATCAGTACAATACAGATAGTTAAGAACTTTAGTTGAGGTCATTAACTTCTCTGCTCGAAGAGTTTGAACAGGTACGTGATACATTCTTTTTATAGTAGTATGTTCTTTATTCCAAAGTACTTGGAATGCAGCATTACCATATAGTTTTAAATCAAATGATATTCTACGTAATTCCTCAGCTGGAATAATCTTCATTAACTCAACCTCAAACGTTTTATCATCAGTTGTAATACCTTTACCATAGATTAAATCAGCAATCCCATCTACACACGCTGCATTGGTTGTAGAGGTGTTGTATGCTTCTGTAAGTAAGTTAAAGAAATCATCTGTATCATTAACACCAACAGGAACCCATTGTTGTCTTGTCTTTGTATCTTCAACTACAATCGGAACATCCTCCCTTGAAAAATTGATTACAGAAAAGTTTTGTTGTTTTTTCATAATACTATATATTCGTTATCTGATTCGTGAGATATTGACCAATCCCTCTGTGTTTTATATTCTGATTTATCTACTGATTGAGATGCAAATACCTCAATAGAACCTCTCCAAATAGATGAGGTTGTATCAGTAATAACTGCACGGAATTGTTCTCCTACACTTACACCACCTTCTAATGATGCAGTAAAGGATAAGATATTCTCATAAGGAGTAAACTCATAAGAACCATCACTTCCACTCAAAACATAAGATGTAATTTTGTGTGTAAATAGATTTTCTAAGGTCAAAGTAAGATTAGAAGAACCTGTATCTTCAGTTCTTACTGTAAATCCGTTTGATTGTGATATGTAATAGGTTAGCATATACTTGTCTTTATCTCGTATTTAACATATAACAATCTCGTATTAGTTAGTAGTAAAAGAAAAACCCCCACATTTCTGTGAGGGTTTATCCAATATATGAAAGGGTGGTAGATTCTTATGAATATACAACTGTTGGTTCTTGACCAGGTATTCCTGCGAATGCACTTTCTTTGGATGCTCCATCGATAAATGCTGCTGGTAAAGATTCCTCACCGGTCATAGTAATAGAATAACCGTAAAGGTCTCCTAATGCTCCACCTGTGGAAATAGTTCCTGCGGTTAAATCACAACCATTCATTTCTCCTGCAAGTAACGCATCACCTGCTTGTGTCCATAAAATGATTTGTGGTCTACCGTAAGCCAAAAGTTTCAACTGAGTTGTCATTTCGTTGGTTAATTTCTTCAAGTTCAAAGTTAATTCTTGAGAGAAGAAAGTTGTACCGTTTTCACGAGATGAGTTTACAGTTTCTGTATATGCAGAAGTACCTTTTAATTCATAGTAATATGCTGTGTAGCCTGATAAGTCATTAATTTCTCCATCAGTATTCTTTGAGAAAGAACCTGTTGAGTAGTTTAAGAAGTAAACTCCTTGTAACCCTCCTACTGATTCTTTGCAAACTTCCTGTCTACCTGCTGTTAAATCACATGCCATAATAGTATCCTCTGTTTAATTAGTTAAAAAAGGGTGGAGGTTAATCCACCCTATTGTTTGTTTTACTTATGCACCAATTCTGTACACGATATCTTGACCAACACCAAATTCAGTATCTGCAGTGTATCGCATGATTATTCTGAAGTTTTGTGAACCGTTAAGTTGAGCCATGTCTAAGACACGTACTTCGTTGAAATCTGACATCAAGCCAGTACCGAAGTGTAGGTTAGATTTCTGTGCTGCAATGATTGTACCAGCACTCATACCTGGACAAAGAACGATTTCAATACCTTGGAAGTTAGATGGTTTCTCACCTACGTTCAATTGGTTATTGAATGAACCTACGTTAGTTACACCAGATAATGCTTGTTGGTAAGCTTTAACTACTTGTGTACCTGCGTAGATTACTAAATCTTCTTTTCCATATACAGTATCAGGAATACTATCATATACATCAGTTAATGCAGTGATTACGTTAGTTGAATCAACTGAACCAGAAGTAGTTGCTTTAACTACATCTGCTGATGCAGATAATGCACTTTCAAATCCTTGGAATTGTCCGTTAACTGCTGAACTACCTTGCCAGATATCTGTTTCAGTTTTCTCAGCAACTTTACCACCTACGTAAGATACTAAGTAATCTGTGAAGTTTCTTGGAATCTCATCAAATGCACTGTATCCTAAAGATAATGCTTCCCAAGAATCTACGAAAGTTTTCTTACATAAATCTAAGTTTACTTGTAACTCTTTTGGAGTTAATTCTCTTTCAGTAATTGCTACTGAACCAGATGAAACGAAATCACATGATGCATCTTGTACGATACCATCAACGTCTAATTTCTGAATTACTTCACGATATTTTACATTAGGGTGAAGTGTTACTAAGTTGTTGTCAAGTGTTTTTGCACTTAACAAAGCTGCTGCGATAAAATCTGCTGCTGCCTCTCCTGCGTAAGATGAGTTGGTTATAGTTGGCAACTCAAAGTTTTGTCTTTTTTTCATTTTGAATGTCTTTATTAAATTAGTTTTTGTATAATTTTGAAAGAACGGAATTGTGATAACCAACTTTGTTTTTAGTTGATAAAGTAGATACACGTGACATCTCAACAGGTGCCCCATCTAACTTCTTATCTTCTTCCTCATCTTCCATTTCTTCTTCTTCTTCAATGACTTCTTCTGCCATTGCAAGTTTCTTTTCTAACTCATCAATACGATAAGATAGTTTTTCTACCACCTCTTCTAAGTTGATAGTTATTTCTTTTTCTTCTTCAGTTTCAGTTTCTTCCTCAATGAGTTCTTCTTCTGTTACTTCTTCTTCTGCCATTTCAGTTGGTTCATCTCCAGGTAGTGGTTCAGTTTCGATAACTTCTTCCTCTAACTCAACGTTCTCACGTTCTTCAATGACACCTCCCTTCGTAATGATTTTGAAACGAACTGTCTCACCTTCTGCTCCGGTAAGTTCTAATTCATGTTCTCCATCAGGTGCAGGAGTTTTGGTCCCATCTTCTGAAACTACATCTACGGTTTCACCTACATCGAATGTGGATGACTCTAAAATAGTTCCATCTGCTAATTTAGCATAGGCGAACTTTACTTCTTCCTTCTCTAAATTCAACAAACTTGCTATCTTAGATAATACAGTTTTTGAGTTCATAATAATTTGTTTTTAAATGATTTAATAATATAACAATCCAACATTAGATTGTTGTTATTTTTATACCGATTGGTATTTTTTTGATTTATACTACTTGTGTCCAACTTCCATTATAGAAGAATAGGTTAGAACCTGATACTGCTAAATCACCAATTGCTCCTGCAGGTAGTGGGTCTTGTGCCCCTAAGTTCATTACTGAACTAATACTAACTTTTGTATCGTTATTCGGTTCTAATGTATCTACCAATAATAAAGGAGTAGCCATCTCACTCGTTGCTTCAAAAACAGGTCCTACCATAGTTCCACTAACTTCTACTAATGAACCAGTCAATACCAAAGTATCTACATCGTTTCCAATATAAATTTTATTATCATATAGGTTACTTGGTTTAATTGAAGCAAGTGGTAGAGTTTCAGTTGAAGAACCAGTTGCGTAGAATATACCAGCACCTGCTTTACTTTGAACTGCAGGTTGTATTCCTAATCCACTCCAAGCTTTTGAATTACCAGTCAATACCATTCCACCATCTGGACTTGTATTTGTGTCTGTTGTTATACGAGATAAAGGGCCGGATTGTGTATATTTAGTTCTCTCTTCACCATTACTGAAAAACGTTAACAATTGTGGATAAAGATGTGAGTAATTATTTGCATCAAAGTTTACTTCTACTCTAGCATCTCCATCACCTGCAGTTGATAATTTTAATCTACCAATTAAATCTATTTCACTATCACTATTTCCTTCAATAGTATCTACTAATAAAGTTGGTGTTGATATCTCTTGTGCATCTATTACATTTGCTACAATAGCCGTATTCGGTGCCATTTCCAAGTTACCACTTACAATGGTATTACCATTTAATGTCAATGCAGCTGCGTTGTTAGGTTCTATACTATCTACCAACATAGCGTTAGCAGCAACCTCGTTAGTTTCTACTATTCCATTTGGGTTGTTTATTACTTGACCTGTTCCACTTAAAGATATATTGCCAGATGGAACATCTATATCTCCATTTAACTGAATGTTCCAACCATCACCAATAGCACCATTCTGTGAGTTTACTATAACTCTTGGTTGAATTGCATCTGTTACAAACAATGGTGGTGTATCTGCATCACCTGGCTCTGATTGTAAAGAGAATGCTGAAACAAATCCTTCAGTCATCATATTACCATTTACCTGTACATTTACATCAGTTGCTGTTGCTAATAAACCATTGTTTACTTGTAATATAGGATTACCAGCTCCATCTTCTACATTTAATGTTGTTTCAGGTGAAAAGTTAAAATCACCATCTACCTGTAATGTTTCTATTATACGAATACCAGCGTTAAAGGTTATATCTCCACCACCAATAGCTTCATATCCACCAGCTTGAACTGTCTCAAATGTTCCTACTCTCATAGCTATATCTGATGTAGATGAGCCGGTTATATTTCCTTCTACTTTGAAATCACCATTTACTAATACTTCAGTTCCGTTGTTTGGTTCTATTGTATCTACAAGTAGTGTTGGTGTTGATATTTCTTGTCCATCTATTACATTTGCTACAATAGCAGTGTTAGGTGCCATCTCTAAATTACCACTAATAATTTGATTACCATTAAAGGTATTAGAACCAGTAGTTGCTAATTTAGCATCACCATCAAATGAAGATGCAGATACTGAACCGTTTACAGTTAGAGATACTCCACTATCAATTGAAGATGAACCTTGCATTGTAATCTCATCACCTCTAAGCGTGAGTGTTCCGTTATATCCATTGGATTTGAATGAACTGTAACTATCACCGTGTCCTAATCTTACATTACCATTACTCGTGGGTGTTAAATTAGAATTCTGTACCCCATATCCACCATTTATTTGGCCTGCTTTTCCTACAGATCCACTTAAAGTATTTCCACCATAGTTAACAATACCTGTCAAAGTACTATCGGTAAACTTGGTTATATAATCAGCACCTGGTGTTATAGTTACTGCTCCTGTTCCAGTTTCATTTAGTATTGTTAAACCTTCATTATCTTGTATAGTTATGGAGCCACTTGATACTTGGTCACCATTAATCGTTAAATCTACGGTATCACCTGAACCAGATGGAATTAATTCAATGTTATTACCTTTTATCTGTACAGCTCCACCGTTATTAGCAATAAATGGAGAATAAGTACTCGTACTTATCGTTACTCTTGCAGAAGAACCAGTATCCGAATTATATATACCAACTCCTGTACCACTACCAATTGCAAGTGCACCTTTACCTACTTCTCCCCATGAACCACTTAGTTGAAGAGCATCTATATTATCTATACCTGTTAAAGTAGAAGGTGTGAACTTGGTTGGAATGTTTGTGCCTGGTGTTATTCTTACTTCACCTACACTACTACCATCGTTAGTTCTTAAAACTATACCCTCATTAGAGTTAATGATTTGTTCTGCTGTAAATGAGTTAGAACCAGTAATTGCAAATGTTGTATTAAGTTCCTCTTGTGATTGAGTAAATAAGTTTAATTGTGTTAAATCTGCTTGTGCATCCCAAGATGAGGTTGATACTTGAATGTTTTTGTTGTTAGAATCACCTACCCATGCGTATCCTTCTTGTAATGAACTTGTAAATGAATCAGTTACATTTAGAGTTCCTGTTATAGTTGCATCACCGATGAATTGTCCATCCCATGGAGATACTAATACAGTTGCAGGAACTGGGAATAAAGTTCTAACTGGTGTATCACCACCAAATTGGAATTGGTATGAAGGGTCACTTCCACCTGCTACTCTATTACCATAGAACTTTAGAACGATTCTATCATTTTCAGTAAAGGTACCATTGTTTAATACTGCGGCCGCACTGAACTCTGCATATACCGATGAATCAACTACGGCAGTATTATCTGAAGTTGCTATAAGTGTTTCTACTGAACCTGAACGAGTATATACTTCATAGTAGAAGTTTGCATCTCCACTACCACCTACTTTACGAATCTGTCCGTTAGTATTTAGATTCACAAGACCAGGGTTACCTAAAAATAAATAACTATCTGTTATCAATGATGCAACTAATTGTCCCGTTGTTGTAATAGTACCAGTTGGTATATCTACCGATGGTTCATTATATCTTACATCTACCGAAGAAGTTACCAATGCAAAATACCCACCAACATCTGATGCTGCATTAGTTGGGAAGGTTGTTACGTTGGATGTTAATTGTGATATATCTGCTTTGTTATCACTTAATCTTTGTAATGCTATCTGAACGTTGGATGCAGAATAAGCAAATTGTGTATCATCAAAGGTTACATTATCTGCTTCTGCACTTAGTGCATATGATGCGGTTGTTGATAATGATACTGCTCCTTCTATTCTACTACCACTTAAATCACCAGTAGTATCTTGTAATATTACTTGTGTTGAAGATGAAACAATACCACTCGGTACATCTGTAATACCATTATAAGATACTTGTGAACTTCCTGATACCAATGTTGGTTTGTTGAGTATTCCATCATATGGAACTGTATCTGCATAAGATGAACTTATCTCTTTAATTATTTCATAAGAAGCAGATACTGCATAAGAAGCAGATACTGCATGTGATGCTGTTCCAAATGCTTGTCCTAAATCTATTTGTGATGAACCCGATACTACTCCACTTGGTAATACACTACCACTTTCATCTGGTATCACTATACCGAATGTAGAACCATCCCCTTTTGTAAAGGTTAGAGTATGTGATGCGAACGATGCAGTTACTAAAGATGAACCTGTTATATCACTTATCTGTGCTGAAGATGATACAATACCAGTTGGAATGTTAGATAGTTCAGTATAATTCACTTGTGAACTACCACTTACGATTCCATTTGGTATATCAGATATCTCCCCATAGATTACTTGAGATGAACCTGATACAGTTCCTTGAGGTACTTCTGATGTAACACCTGTAATACCACTACCATCACCAACAAACTCAGTTGCAGTGATAGTTCCATCAACAGTAATAGAACCGGTCAGAATCGAATCTATATCAGTTACCATTGAATCAATCATATCTTGATTGAAATCTCTTAACTTCTGTGGGGTTATAAATCCACTATTGTTGTTGGGAAAATTAGCATCGTTTAATGCTGATAATTGTTCTTTTGTTTTATCCGCCATGATTATTCTATTATTGTTATATCAAACCCACTTGAAAATCCATTAGAGAATTGTCCTTGGTGTACTATCGTTGATTGTGTTTTACCTATACCTTGATTGATTAATAATCCTTTGCAACAATCAGTTGAGTAACGATTACCATCCAAACACAAACATCCCCTACGAGAATTCTTAGGAGATGATAGACCCAACGTAGGTCCACCGTTACGTGATAACCTTTTCTTATTTTCTTTTCTTGAGTATGACATTATGTTTTATACCTATAACAAAGAAGAATCAATCTATATGATATGATTACTTAACTTTGTGTTTATTCATCATTTCTTTATGTTGAAGTTGTTCTACCATTGCCTTATCAGCTTTATAACACAAGAACAACAAACACTCCTCCAATGGTTTAGATAAAACCTTATCAAACATCAATAGGTTATCTTCTGCGATTGTTGCAACTGATGCATAACCTCTCCACTTTGTTCCAAAATTGATTTGATATTGGGAGATATCTCCGGATGGTTCTTCGTAGATTTCAGGATACCTTGTTGCAAGTCCTTGTATAAACGATTGAAGAAAAAAAAACAACCAAAGTGAAAGTCCATTCCCATATCCATCCACTTCTCTGATTCCCAAGGGTCTACTCCTTGGTACTTTTTAATCTCATACAATGCACCTCTCTTCTTCTTTACCTCTCTGTATAAGATAGAAACCATATCAACCCACTCTTCATTCAGTTCTATACTCTTATATGAAGCAATATCTAAGTATGCTCCATAAGACATCTTACCCAAGTTAGGTTCAAATCCATATTCCTTCTCTCCTACCTTAATTATTCTTTGTAAGGTGTAATCCTCACTCTTATTCATAAACCCCGTTAAATCCTCTTTAATTGAGTTTAGGGTATCATTATCAAGTTGTTCAAGTACATCAGGTGTAATACCACAAAGATGATACAATAAGATGTGTTCATACGCACCCTCATCCTCTTCATAGTTCTTTAAATCTGCTTGTAACTTTAACCAAGTTTTAAATGTAATTGCTGACCAATCCTTTGGTACTGTTATCTCAATTGTTTTCTTCATAATCTATATCAATGGTTATCTCTTGTTTTTCTAAACTCATATGTCCAATCTTTGCTTTCAACTGACCTATGGTTCTTTCTTTATTCATTATCTTTATATCTCTTACCTTTATCTGAGCTTGTAGTTCTTCTATTACCAAGTTCTGAGTATGTATCTTCTGTGCAAGGTTCACTACATCTTGGTCTGTGTATTTATCCATTACTTAAATGTTAGGGTGTATTTACCTTTGTTCTGTTGTTTGATTGATAGCCTCATCATAGCTACATATCTTGCTGCATCTATCAAGTGGTCTAATCCTCCTTCGGGTTTATCCAATACATATCCGTACTTATCCGTTGCCCATTGGTAAGAGTATAGTTCGTTGATGAGGTTCTGTGATTTCTTAGATACACATATACCATAGTTCTGAAGAACACCAATACCAAATTTAATTGAATCAGGTCCTTTCTTCACTGGTTTAGCATTGAATCCACTTCTATGTATTTCCTCAATCAATCTTGGGTCTGCTGAATCACACCATATCTCAGTAGTTCTACCCACGTTAAAATCTTGTAGTTTCTTGATAATATCATTAGTAACTAAACCTGTATCATACATTAGTTCTCTAAGGTATAACATATCTCCACTCTTGTGTACTGCTACCAAAGTTGTAGGGTCATTAGCAAATCCAAAGTCCATACCAAATGCAACTAACTCACACATTGGTATCTCATCTACTATCTGAAAGTTAAAGATTGCTTTATCATTCGGTGCATACTCTCCTTTACCATAGATTGTCCAATACTTAGGATTCTTATGTTGGAGTTCTTCAATTGCATCTACCATCTCTTGTGGTAGGTAAGGGTTATCTTTGTAGGTAGTTACGAATCTCTCACAGTTCTCCATCTGTCTTAACCAATGATAAGGTGAGATAGTTGGGTTGAATGCAAGTACAATAGGACCTGAACAACGAATGGATAGTTGGAAGTAAGATTCCTCATCTACTTCAGATGCTTCATCTATAAAGAGTATATCTGATTTAACCCCTCTTAGCTTCTCGGGATCATCTGTATTAAGGAATGATATGATTGAACCATTAGCGAACTTGTAGTATCTCTCTGATTGGTTAAACGAATCATCATGAAAGTAATTTATACCAAGTAAGATATCTTTAAAATCTTTCATCACAGTTCTCTTTAAGGAAGGAACTGTCTTTCTTACTATGGTTATATCTTGTTTCTCTTGGATTGCTCTAACTATCAACCATTGTAGTATTGCATATGTTTTACCACTACGTGTACCACCAATGTGTTGTGTTATTCGTTTGCTTGATTGAACGAGGTTATCAAAGGTTACAGATGTATTAATATCAATCTTCATTAGAACCTGAACGTTTGATGTTTATGGTTATCTCTTCTATCCTAGTGTTCAATTCTATTTGTGCATTCATATCTACCGATTTTAGTTTCGGTAAAGTATATTCTAATAATTTAGTAGAAAGTTGTATTGCCTTCTCGGGGTCCTCTTTCCTAATTCGTTCTAAATCTTCTTGTAAGGAGTTTAGAGAG